CTGCTGCTCCAAGTGCCATTGCACCTGTACCAGTAGTTGTGCTCGTTACTTTTACTCTGTCGTTTATTACCAACGCCATAAATTTTCTCCTTAACTCATACTAATAATTGCATTAGCAGGTGTAGCAGGATCAGGAAACGTAACAGTAAAAGTACCGTTCGTTGCTGTCTTGTTTCCACCAAAATCTAAAACCACTACTAATCTATTTGCTGTACCATCAACTGTATCTGTATTGTAAATCGCTGCAAAAGCTGCAGTGAAAGATGCACTACTGTATGTAACATTATCAAAGTCAACTGAAGCAACAGCTGTACTAGTTGCAACTCCAAGTCTTGTTAATGTTTTTACAGAATAGTTAGTTCCACCTGTAGTATCTACTTCACCGTTTCCAGTTCCTGCTAGATATACTGTTGATGATGTTGAATAAGGATTAGTTGTGTATAAAGAAAATTTAAAAGTGTTTCCACCTGAAGCTTTAAAATTATGATTAGCTTCAAATAGAGCACCTCTAAAACTAAATGGGATTATGTTTGCCATATTCTTTTATCTCCTTAATTAACTTGATGGTGGTTTAACGTTAAGTTGAGCGCGAACTTCACCATCTTGATATTCGTCTCTGCGTCTGATACCGATTTGCTCGATAGCGTACGATTCAATTGCTTGTGTATAAGCCTGTTGGTAGTATTGTAACATATCCTGCGGACCTTTCAAGTATCCAAATGTATTTACCAGACAAGCGTACAAAAGTAAATCCTGATATTTATTAGACAGATAAGTTCCAACTGTTGCTGGAGCTGGAGTAGATGTAGTGTCTGTTATAGTTTCTGGTTCTTTATCATATGATATAGTAATTTCATAAGTTTTATCAGGTGTTGGGGCTACTACCCAAAACTCTTCATCCCAATTAGCATAGTATTTAGGTATATCTACAGCTTGAGTATCTGGTGTAGAGTAATATTCTGCCATAAAACTAGTATCTCTTTGTTCTAAATAAAATTGATTTCCAGCTTGATCTTTAAATTGTACATATCTTATTGCTCTTAAATTATCAGGAATAGTTATATATCTATTTCCAATAATAGCATTTGATGTTGCATAGAATACATTTTGATCTGTATCTATTTGTCTATAAATAGAATTTTCTGCATTCTTAATTAAAGTATCGAGAACAGAAGTACTTAAAACACTAGAGCTGACCTCTGTAAAATTTCTAATATCATCTTGTAGATTTGTTAAAGTATATGCCATTATCCGTTTACTACCTCAAGTGTTGCTGGTCCTGCTGAACAGTTTGCTCCACCCCCTTCTACACCACTGGTTGTAGCATTACTAGTGCTTGTTATATAAAAATAATTTATTGGAACTGTTAATGGATCAGTAGTTGTAGCTCCTGTAACATTTCCTGAAGAATCTATTTGTCCTAATGCAATTGTAAAACCATTTGCATTATTTAAATCACTTACATTATTGAATGTAGGTATGTTTGCAAAAGCTTGTAAATTTTTTGCATCTGCTCCTCCACTACCAGAACTAATTACTTCTGGTGGTCCTCTAAATCTTACAACCTCTCCTGCTTTTCTTTGATGATCTTCTGAATAAACATTTACATAAGTTGTTCCACTATAAATTATAGAAGTAAATGGATTGTTGTCTAACAAAATTAAACTTGCAACCGACGCAGGTTGTGGTCTTGGATTAAATAAAGCTATTGGATCACTGCCAACTGGTTTAGGTTGAAGTTGAGGTTGCTTTGGTTCATACTCTGAATAATGAACTAATGAACCATTCCATTCTCTTACCATTTCATCATAAGGAAATCTCATTCCTGATCTATCAGAAATAGCATAAGCATATTTACCTGAAGCGTAGCCAGCCATTATACTCCATCTCCATAAAATGTTTGTGGTGAAATGAAAGTAGATGTTCCTTGATTGTCTGCATCAAGAGCTCTTAATAATTCACTTTCATATCTTCTTTCTAATTCTTGACTCATTTCAGGTGAATATTTTAAACTTAAATAATAAGCTAGTCCTGACATCATACAAGGATAGAATCTATTTACTACATCAGATGTATTATTATAAGCACCAACATCTTGAATTTTAGATAAGTAATAAAAACAAAGTTGAAAATTACTTGGTGTAGTTGTACTTGATACACTTGAACTTGGTGTAGCATATAAAAAAATACTAGGGTTTAATCTTCTTGCTACGTAGTATTGTGAAGGTGTACCTTTAGTTAATTTATTTGGTGTTTGTGAATATTGTGATCTACTAATTTGAGTTATAGCTACATCTTGTGGGTCTGTTGTAGTCGAATTATTTCTATAGTAAGCTTCTAATACAGTACTAATATCTTGTGGAAAATTAACTGAATCACTTGCAAAACTATATTCAGCTTGACCTTCTACTAGAGGTACTTTAGCTAATTTTACTTTCCATAAATGAACACCTCTATTGCCCCATTCTTGAAACATAATATTTAAAGAACGTCTTGCAGATCTTAATTGATAACCTGTTCTAGTTCCTCTTACACCAGTTCTTTCAAAAGCTTCTTCAATAATTTCATCCATTTGTGGATTAAATTCTGTGGATTCTGAAGTAGGTGAAATAGTTTGAGCAGTATTACCCATACCGCTGTGAGCAGTACAATAATAAAATAATAGTGGAGCGCCTGTGGTTCTAACTGGTGCAACATTAAAAGTTGTTTTTGCTCCTGCACTTCCAGGTGTTCCAGTTGAGGTTACACCTGTAGTGTAAGCAACGCCTGCTGGTGTTGCGTGTGTACCATTATCTGTAGTTGAAAAAGCTATTTGGTGAACACCACCTACTGCGTTACTTGAATCTGACTGATCGAAGATATAAGTATTACCTTCTTGTAAATAAAGGACAACGTTGGCTTCTCCGTTAATATAATATTTATTACCGGTACCGTATTTGTTAGTCCCCGTTGCTACGGTTACTGTGTAAGTTATTGTAGCCACAATTTAATCCTACGTAAATGTTATAGTAACACCAGGTGTTGCAGTTAAATCTAAATAAACTCCTTCATCAAATAAAATTCCTGAACCAGGAACATAAAAATCTATTCCTTCAGTTCCAAATTTGAATGTAGCTATTGTAGTTCCTGCAGCTCCACCACTTTTAAATATAATAGAAGAACTTGCAGCTCCTTCAGCTTGAATACCAGTTATTCTAGCTCTTTGTGTTGTAGGAACCATTTGTCCATCTGCAGTAGCGTGAGCTACTAGTTGATCACTTGAGTATGATGCCATTTGTTTCTCCTTAAATTTTGTGTGGGCCGAAGCCCACACTTAATTAATTAATTACGCTGACTCTTTACCTTCATCTTGAACGTGATAAAAAATTGTACCGTCTAAAGTACCAGCTGTTGCTGCTGCACCTTGACCAGCTACGATTTTAATATCGTGAGTCATTTTAGTTAGACCTAAATCGTTTCCTGCAGTTGCAGAACTTGGTAGAATCATATCTTGTGCATCATCTGCAGCTCCATTATCAACGAAACCATCAGTGTCAACAAAAGTTACACCATCTACTAAATCTACAAATCCAATATCTATTTTTCCACCACCTGCTGCTTGACCATTGAAAATTATGTAATCAATGATTGCATTTTTTGGAAGTCTAACGATTCCTGTATCAGTTGATGATACTTGTGCGTCAGTTCCTGCTGCTGCATTAGTTGCTGGAACGTGAAATTGAGCTACCATAGACATACTACCTGCGTAGTTTAATCTATTTCCGCCATTGGATCTAACCATTCCTCCGAAAGTTGTTTTACTTGTCATTTTATATTCCTCCTAGAATACGTAAATATAATTACCTAGGGCATATCGACTATACGCGTTTATATTTACTTATTTGTATTAATGTATAGTGACTAGTTTATATATTAATTTTGAGTAGAGCGCAAGAGAGCCTGTAGTGTGAAATGATTTTTCAACGATGTAGCTTTTGATTAAGTAGCTACAGAAACTTGTGGAGCAGCGCCTTCAACGCTATTCTGCCTGTGGGCAATAGCTGCTTCTTCCAGCTTAATGTCAGTAATGATTTGTTTTACTTTGTCATCAATTCTGACCATTTCAAGAGTGTATCT